CTACCTGCAGCGATGCAGGTTCCTCTACTCCTGAACGAACCACCGTTCTTTGTTCCTGACGCCAACATCTACGGGATCACGACCTATCCCGCAGTACCTGCTTCTACCATCAACCAGACGAACACTGGTTCGGGACCGGTATCGGTCACGATCTCCGGCGGTACTCTGACTTCGGTCAAGGTCAACGGTGCTCAGGTAGGTACGACACCTGGAACCTACGTGGTCCCAGCTGGTCAGACCATCTCGATCACTTACACGGTTGCTCCTACGTGGGTGTGGCCGGCTCCTATCCTAGCTTATACGGCGGCACAAGGGTACTAGTGGAACGTACTGGGTACTTCTTCGATAACGATCCGGGATTCGCTTCAGATAGCGAACCGGACGATCTTTGGTATCCGGAGTTTCTGCTCAGTCTGATCGATCGTCCCCAAGGCCCGAAGTGGTTCCAGGACTACCTTCGGACCTTGGACAGGAGTGTTCTAGCTGGAGACGATAAGGCTGCTCGAGCCAGGTTGTCTAAGAACGACCCGCTGCTGTTTGCATTGACGTACCTATCGCACCACCTGTACTCGATCGAGACAAGCGACAAGCTTTCTTTTGCCGAGTTTCATCTTGACCTGCTAGACCACGCGAAGTCCTGGCTAGAGAAGTCTCGTGCACCTAGAGAGCACCGAGATGCATATGTAGCTCCTCGTGGTTGCGGTAAGAGCACTTGGCTGTTTCAGGTTTTGCCGATTTGGGCAGCTGCGCACGGTCACGTTAAGTTTATTGTTGCGTTCTCTGACTCGGCCGATCAGGCTAAGAACCACCTCGCTACGATTCGTGGCGAGTTCGACATGAATGACCTTCTGATTCAGGACTTCCCGGAACTTTGCGAGCCTAAGGTTCGTCGTCAGGGTGGCCCAGTCGGTAAGAAGCTGGTCGCGAGCCGCGTTGACATGATTGAGCAGCGCAACGGTTTCGTCATGATGGCTAAGGGCTCTGGCACCGCGGCGCGTGGCCTTAAGGTCGGTAAGCAGCGTCCTGACCTGATCGTTCTAGACGACATTGAGCCTGGCGAAGAGAAGTATAGCCCTACGGTGATGCGTCAGCGTCTTCGGTGGATGCTAGAAACAGTGTTCCACCTGAACGAGTTTGCGCGTGTTATCATCGTAGGAACGGTAACTGCTCCTGGCTCGATTATGCACCAGCTGGTCGAGTCAGAGTTGCACCCCGAAGTCGTTGAAGATACCTGGATAGATGATCAGAACATCCAGGTTCACTACTACGAGCCGATCCTCATGAACGACGATGGTACCGAGCGTTCTTGCTGGCCTGGTAAGTGGAAGCTGGAGTACCTTCAGAAGTATAGGCACACGCGGGAATACAAGAAGGAGTTCCTCAACCAGCCTGTCTCGTTGAACGGGACATACTGGTCAGAAGAGGACTACGTTTACGTTGACCTTCCTTGTGTTCGTACGGTGCTGGCAATCGACCCTGCTGTTACTTCGCACGAGACCTCGCACGATACAGGTATCGCGATCGTAGGTCTCTGGCATCCTCGGGCTAACCTACCTCTGGACGAGGTTATCGTTCCTGAGAGCATTCAGGGTAACATGCTTACTCCGAAGGTAGTAATTAAGTTTGCGACCATCGTAAAGCTCCCTCCGAAGCAGCTACGTGAGTCGATTGTCTGGTATCTCGAGCAGTGGCCTGAGATCGGAGAGGTCGTAGTCGAGTCGAACCAGGGTGGTGATACCTGGAAGATGGTGTTCCATAGTCTGCCTGTCAGGGTGAAGCTGACCTGGAGTACTCTCAACAAGGCTGTTCGACAGATGAGGCTCCTGAATCTGTATCAGCGCGGCCGTGTGCTTCATTCTATGCGGCTAGCTAGACTGGAGCAGACGCAGTGTGCGTACGACGGCGGCGATGACAAGGACATCATGGATGCTGTCGAGATCGGCGCTAGATACTTCTTGACGCCTAAGAAGGTCATTAAGGGCGGAACTCACAGCTATGCTCGTAGAACGCCTGTGGGGGTGAACTCCGATGACTGATGTTGCGCAAAGTATGACGTCGGCAAGTCGTACGTTGTTGGGTGATAACAGTCCTGAGCTACCTCCTCAGTCGCTCGATTACGAGGGTGTCGATCTTCGTGATGGACTTCTAGAGCTGGACGAAGCTCAGCCTGACTACGTTAAGGCTATTCAGTACTACAAAGGTACTGTACCTGAGTTCTTTGCTTCTATCCGTCTTCGCATTGCGATGGGTGCGACGGGTGACGTTTTCAACTTCAACTTCGCTAAGTTGCCTGTAGATGCTGTTGCAGAACGTCTTGAGATAGCGTCGATATTCTCGGACGACCCGGCTTCGGTCGATATAATTCGACAGGCTTGGAAGGACAATCAGCTAGATCTCCATGCACCTGACGTGATGAAGAACGCTTGTAAGCTTGGCGACGCTTACATGTTTGTTTGGCCGAACGTTGATGGGCAGACGGACTCTGAAGGAACTCCTCTGTCTGTCGATATCTTTTATCAGTCTCCTCGTGTTATGCGTGTCTTCTACGACGAGGAAAACGAGAACCGTAAGCGTTATGCCATCAAGAGATGGAAGGACTCCGGTAGCGGTTACACGTTCGTAAATCTGTACTACCCTGATCGTGTCGAGAAGTACATGCTTGCGCCTACTGCTCAGGCGGGCGATAAGCCGAAGTGGCAGAAGAGACTAGACGTAAGCGATAATGGTCAGTGGCCTGTAGATAACCCGTTCGGTGAGGTACCTGTATTTCACTTCCGTAGTGAGTTTCCCTACGGGACTCCTGAGCACTATAACGGGTATGGTCCGCAGGATGCTATCCACAAGCTCGTCGTTAGTCATATGGCGTCAGTGGACTACAATGCTTTCCCGCAGCGCTATGCGATCTTGGATCCGGCGTACGATACTTCCGAAGCTGCGATGGGGGACGAAGGCGAGTTCGCTTTCGCGATCGACACCGGTGCTACGTTGGACAATAACGTAGACCCTAAGTCTCAGCTAACAGCCGATCCCGCCTCGGTCTGGTTCATGAAGGGAATTTCCTCCTACGGACAGTTCCCTGTTGGTGACCCATCAGCTTTCCTCAATCCGTTCTCGCATTATATTCATGCGATGGCGGTTATCACACAGACTCCGATGCACTTCATGGACCCAATCGTCTCGAATGTGTCGGGAGAATCCCTCAGGGTGATCGAAGCGCCCTTCGCGAAGAAGGTGCGTAATCGTCAGATGTCGTTTGGAGCGACCTGGCGTGATATGTTTAGGTTCGTTCTCAAGATTAATGGCCAATCGAGTCCTGCGGACGTACAAGTCCATTGGGTTCCTGCGGCTATGGTGAACGACCTGAACACCTTGCAGGGACAGGCAATCAAGGAACAGCTCGGGGTACCCCCTCGTCAGCTCCTGGAGGAGCAGGGGTATACTCCGGAACAGCTTGACTCGTGGGGAGTCACGATCGAGTTTAGGACGGCGAATACAGCTGAAGGCTTCTCAACAGGAGCTGGAGAAGATTCGCCTGGAACTAGTGTGGAAGTGTGATGCTTCCAGTAGGAGGGCGAGATGCCAGGTAGGCCTCAGAACAACGGCACCAACGACGACGTCACTGATGACGTCACCGACGACGCGACTGATGATGTAACTGACGACGCGACCGATGACGCAACAGACGACGCAACTGACGATGACGCAGGCGGTCAGGACCAGCAGGACGACAACCAGGATGGTGGGCAGCAGGGTCAGGGCAGGAAGCCTGGGACTCGCACGGCCCGTCGTCCTAACCAGTCCACGGATCCTGATGACCCGACAGCTGGTCTCAAGAGGGCGTTGGCTGCTGCTAGGCAAGATGCTCGCAAGGCCACTGCTGACCTGAAGGCGCTACAGCGTAAGCAGGCTACAGCAGAGGAGCGTGCACTCCTTGAAGCCAAGGATGCGGGTGTCGAAGAAGGCCGAACGGCTACTCGAGAGCCTCTGGTCAAGGCTCTTGTAGCAGCGAAGCTTCAGGCTGCAGGAGTTCAAGGCACGAATACTCCTAGGCTTGTTCGACTGCTAGATCTCGACAAGGTTGACCTGGACGACGAAGGCGAGGTTGTCGGTCTGGATGATCAGATCGAAGACCTCAAGGAGGAATTCCCGAATCTGTTCGCAACCGCTACGGCTCCTGGAACTCGGGCGCCAAACGTGAACGGTGGAGCAGGTAACGGGCGAACGAAGGACAAGCAGGACCGAGTCCCTCCAAAGGGATTCGCTCAGGTCCTGGCAGACCAGGTCACAGGGGTAGCTCCCATAGGCCAGGGAATGGTACAGAGGTAAGTCGGCCACCGCTGGGTGACGACTTTGATAAAGGAGGTGAAGCGTGGCTCAGTCCACGTTTACCAACTGGATCCCGGTTGAGTACGGGGCCCAGGTGATCCAGAGGGTCACCCAGCACAGTGCAGTGGAGACCTTCGGTCAGCGTGTCATGATGTCGTCCAACTCGCGGTACGTGTCGCGTGACCAGGGCGTCCAGGCTGGCCTTGTGACCAAGGGCAGCACATACGCGGTCGGCGGCGGTACGCAGGGCTTCGGCACGAACGACAACGCTGCAGACGCTGTCCTGCTGACGGCAGGCAAGTGGGGCACGGAAGTTGACATCGCCGAGGAAGACGTCATGGACTCCCTCGCCGACATCATCAGCTCCAAGTCCAACTCGATCGGTACTGCGCTGGCCAAGGTCTACGACAACGTCTCTCTCGGTGTCAATGCTGCGCCGGGTGCGACGAACGCGCAGACCACGTCGGTCTACTACGGTCTGACCCACGCCAACGCAGGTGTCGGGTACACCGCGAATGCGAACTACGTTGCGGGAGCTGCTGCTTCTGCCGGTGTGGTTTCGTACGACAACCTGTCGAAGGTTCTCGGTCTCGTTGAGCAGGGCGACTACTTCAACGAAGAGGACATGATCTGCATCGCCCACCCGTACTTCCGGCAGCAGCTGCGAGGTATCAAGGACACGCAGTCCAGGCCGATCTTCCAGGAGTCGTCCGGCGGGTTCCCCGGCGGCGGCCAGGGTGCTACTCCGGACCTGATCTTCCGGATTCCGGTCTTCTGGAGTCTGGGTGCTACGGTCACGACCGCTCCTGCCTCGACGTACGCGGTTCCGAACTACGGAGGTTCGTCGGGCTCGGCTGCGGCTGGTACTGCGGGTAACAGGCTCCTCGTGTTCTGCAACAGGCTCTACCTGCTGTCAGGTCGCAGGACTACGAACCCGACCAACCCCGACGCCACGCCCGAGTTCCAGATCGTGCCGCCGATGTACAGCGGTACGGACACGACCATCCTGCGCGGTCGCATGCGGCGCGCGTTCTCGATGGGTATCGAGTACGCGTTCTCCATCTTCGAGGCCGTCAACTAGTTCGGCGAGGGGCGGGCGGTACTGAACGCCGTCCGCCCCTGCTTCGAGAGGAGGCCTTCGATGGCTGACAAGAATGTAAGCGATGACGAGGAGCTCGACGCGGGCTCCGTACAGAAGGGTGCGTCCTACACCAAG